CAGAGAAGCCGCTGGCCAAGGTTGGCGCTACAGCCTCGCAACAGATCGGCTGGCGTCTGCTCGTGCAAAGCGATCGCACAAAAAACCAGCTGCTTTCTCCCGCCTCATTGTGTGCCGCCCTGGCCTTGGTCGGCCTTGGGGCCTCGGGAGCCTCCGCGACGGGCCTGGGCGAGCTCGGCACCGTGTTCGGCGTGGATCGCCCCGAGTGGGCGGGGGCTTCGGGGCGCGCGCCCGCGGGGGGGGGCGGTTCCGATTCTTCAGCTTCCCCAGTTTCCAAAACGGATCAAGTTACACAACAAGAACAAGCACCAGCACAACCACAACCACAACAAGAGCAGCAACAACCGAAAGAAGAAGAGAAGGCAGAAGAGAAGAAAGACCCGTCCATTGACTACTTCGAATATCTTGACCCGTATTCGGACACATACAAACCGCCGTTTGAAGTTCCGTCGTGGGACCACGAACCACGCAGGGATGGCGACTCATACCCCTCTCTATCCATTCAGAAGTTTATCAACCTTGGGATTGTGCGCATCATCAACGAAAACAAGATGGTTGAAGGTGCGCTGGCCGTAGACCTGAAGGCAGAAATGGCGGACATGTCGTTTGACAAAGCCATGCAACACTACGTCGGTCAATGCCAAGGCGAAAAAGATCAAACGTATGTCGCACCAGCTGAAGACGAAATCTACAACGCAACCTGCGTTGGGATCGGCTATGCTTACTGGGCACTAGTGCACGGCACAGAAGGAACCAAAGGCAACCCGTATCAGTGTGTGAACAAAGGCCACTGCGGCTACATCTTTGACTGGTACAAATAAGGCAATGCGCCCCTTCGGGGGCGCTTTTTGTTTCTTGGCATTAAATACATGATACATGAACATTTTCCATCAAAAGGTACCAAACATGGAAGATTTTTCCGCTAAACCCTACTTCGACGATTACAGCGAAGCAAAGGGTTTCCACAAGATTCTGTTCAAGCCGTCTGTAGCAGTGCAGGCCCGCGAACTGAATCAGATGCAAGAAATCCTGCAACAGCAGATCGCCCGTCTTGGGACACACCTGTTTAAGAACGGTTCTCGCGTGGTTGCTGGCCAAAGCCGTCTGAACGGCAATGCTGCTTACGTTCTTCTGGATACCACCGAAGACATTCAGCCAGAGAAAGAGCTAACCCAAGACTTCGACGGCAAGACGCTGAAGGCGACTATCCAGATGACCAAAAAGGTCAACGGCAAGACGCTGGCCGTCATCGTTTATAGCAACAGCGCCACCCGCGTAGTTGCTGGCGAAACCCAGAACATCACCGCTTTCGACAAAGCGCTGCCGCTGTCGTACGACGGTCAGTCTGGTGTCGTAACCATCACAGCCGACGGCGCAACGCCAGCCACTGGCCCAGCAACGTTCCTTGTGGTTGACGCTGGCGTGTTCTTCGTTGACGGTTACTTCGTATACACCGAGAAACAGTCTACCTTGATCAGCTACAATGAGAAGCGGATCAACAAGAAGGCTGGTTTCCGTCTGGTGAAGGATATTGTTACCGCCTTCGACGATTCGTCACTGTATGATAACGCCACTGGCGCCCCGAACGCTGCAGCACCTGGGGCAGATCGTTTCCACATCGGGCTTGAACTGACCACGCTGGAACTGGACGATGAAGCCGACTTCATCGAAATGATTCGTTATGAAAACGGTCAACTGCGTGTTGCAAAGCTGGATGTGCAATACAACGTTCTGGAAGAAACGCTTGCCCGTCGGACGTATGAAGAATCTGGTGACTATGCTGTTCGCGGCCTTGAAATCCGCGTGACTGACCACCTGAAAGACGCGCAGCACCCAGACGGTTTCCGCACCAAAGAGGAAGGCGGTGACGATAACAAACTGGCCATTGAGATTGCCGCTGGTAAGGCATACGTCAAGGGTTATGAAGTTGAGAATCTGACTAGTTTGTATCTGGAAGTTGACAAGGCCCGCACGCTGGAAACGGTCAAGGTCCAGAACAACGTCATTCAAGCCAATGAAGTCGGTGAGTATATCCTTCTGGCTGCTGGTAACCAGTTCTTCGACATGAGCAAGACGCCAGTTCTGTGGCTGACAGCTGGTCAAGAAAACACCGCAGACGTGATTGGCTATGCTATTCCGAAGTTCATCGAATCGATTTCGATCAGTGGTCAAACGATCTTCCGTCTTTATGGTTCGTTCCAACTGTCGCAGTCCCAAACCTACGGTTGGCAACATGTCGGCGGCTGGAAGATTAACGACGTGAAAAACGGCCCAGTTCTGCAAGTGGTGACGCTTGATCGGATCGTCGGTTCGTTTGTAGTGAACGACGCCCAACCACTCACGTCGCATGTTGGCTACACACCGTATGCTTGGGATGCAAGCAACCGCACCTTGTATCTGAAGAAGTCTGCTACCGCTGGTGTGTTCGACATTAACCGTCAAGTTGTGAAAGGGTCCGCTTCTGGTTACGTCACGTCGCTGACGCAGAAGGTTACTGCCGCTGGTGGTTCTGGCAACCTGATCCCGCTGTCCATTGGGAACGTGAAGACTACGAAAGACGCTCAAGGCAACTTCGAGTTGACTACTGGTGTCGGCTTCAACGTCGCCATTCGGACTAACGCCCAAGGCTACGGTGCATACGATTATCTCGGTTCTGGTGTGTTTACTGGCAACCCGATCTGCGCACACACTTCGCAAGACAACGCTTATTTCTCGAACATGGTCAACATCGAGAATGAGGGCAAACGTCTTGTCATCAACAACGCACAGTATCCTAACGCCACGTTCTCTGTGTCTGCCAACCTGAACAAACAGGTAGCCGTTCGCAGTAAGACGCTGGTCGAAGGGAATACGGTGATTGCCAAGCCAAGCAATCGTGAAATGGTTTTGGAACACAAAGACGTGTATCGCATCAAGCACGTTTACGTTTCGAAGAACCTGAACACGCCCGCCGCAAACACGGACAAGGACATTGGCCAGTATTTCAACCTGATCAATGGCGATAGCATCGAGTTCTACGGTAATACCCGTCTGAAGGCACAGAACGGCTTTGCGATCCCGTCTGGTCAACTTCTTGTTGTGTATGAATACTTCTTGCATTCCGTGGGCGACGTATTCACCGCCGACAGTTATGAATCGCTGAAGGACAATCCGACGGATGAAAACGATGTAACCCACATCGGCCGCATCCCGACGTTCCAGACAAGAGAGAAAAGTTATCAACTGGCTGACATGCTTGACTTCCGTCAGTCGCCGCGTGATGGGTTCTTCCTTGTTCGTATGAATGTCACGGAAAACAGTGATGAAGCGCTGGTTGACTATGACTTCCAGAATGTGGTGAAGAAGAATGCCAAGGTATACAGCCCTGTGTTCGCCGAAACCGCTGTCGTTAAGGAAGTGGCCGCCGACAAGATCGTGATGACCGAGAAAGCGTCCAAGACTGGTAGCTTCTATGCGGTGATTAATGCGCAAAACGCCGCAAATCCTGCGGAAATGTTCGCAAACTCGATGAACATCATCAGTGCTGTTACTGGTCAGTCGATTGTTTACGATGCTTCGTACTTTGTTGACCGCTGGGACCGTGTGGTCTTCTACAAGAATGGCGAAATCCGTTATGTGTATGGCGTACCTGGGGTTGAGCGGTATCCAGAAGTTCCAGTGGATGCTATGTCGCTGGCCACGCTGATCGTGCCAGCATATACACGTCAGGCCGCCTTCGTTCGCTACCGTGCTGACGATAACCGTCGCTACACGATGCGTGACATTGGCAAGCTGGAAAAACGGATTGAGAATCTGGAATATTACACCAGCCTCACCATGAAGGAATTGGAAACGAAGGACATGAAAATCACGGATGCGGAAGGTCTTGACCGTCACAAGTCGGGCTTCTTCGTTACGGATTTCTCTGATTTCGGCGTATTCAGCCCCTTCGAGAACGGTTTCCAAGCAACGCTTGTTGCAGAGAAACAAATGGTGACGCCGCTTGAATATTCGGATAGCATCGGTCTGAAGTTCAACAAGACGCTTTCCAGCAACTATGTGATCAAGGGTGATAAGGTCTTCCTGCCATATACGCATGTGGTTGAAATCGAACAGCCATACGGCACTTCGACGGAAACCATCAACCCGTACATGATCATCAAATGGAATCCGCAAACAACGCTGACACCAGCAAAGGACGTATGGTACGACACGAAGTTTGAAGCACCAGTTACCAACGTACGGAACATCATCAATCAGCAGTTCAACCATACCTACGTGAACGCCCGCGACGGGAAACCGATGCGGATCAATCCGAATAGCGTTTCTGGTCTGTATGGTACGTCATACTGGACCGATGGTCGGATGAGCGTTACGCAGGGATACAAGAACGCTGGTACTAGCACGACGCAGACGGTAACCACGAACCAGACGGTTTCTCGCCTTACGCGAATTCTTGGCCATTCCGTTTCCCCGTTCATGCGGTCTAAGACGGTTAGCTTCAACGTCAAGGGATGCAAGCCAAACACCCGCTACTGGGCGTCGTTCGATTCTGTGGACGTGAACCAGTATTGCCGCCCAGTGCAAGCCAATGGTGCTGTTGGCCGTTGGGGCGAAGCGCTTGTTTCGGACGCCATGGGTAACCTGATGGGTGAGTTCCAGATTCCAGCAGAGACGTTTGCGACTGGTAAGAAGACGTTTGCACTGGCTGACGTTGACCTGAAGAAGTTCCCCGACACTGCGACGGATTGTGAAACCGCGGCGACGTATGAAGCCATGGGCACCACAACCACGATGCAAGAACAGATTGATGTGGTGAACAACATCACCCACACGGTGAATACTGTTACGACGCTGCAGCATGTTCGCGTCGTTTCGCAAGCAGGTGATCGTAACTTCGATGTAGGCTTCAACGACGTGAGACAAAGCGGCGATCCTCTCGCGCAATCGTTCTTCACGAAAGGCATCGCTGGCGCTGGGATGTACGTTACGAAGGTCGATGTTTACTTCAGCAAGAAAGACCCGATCGCACCAGTCTTCATTGAACTGCGTGAAATGGTTAACGGTTACCCAGCAACCCAACGTATCAAAGGGTCTGTCGTGGCCATGCCACCAGAGCAAGTGAAAGTGTCCGACGATTCGCGAACCGCCACAACGTTTGAGTTTGATCAACCGATTTGGCTTACCGCTGATAAGGAATACGCGCTTGTGGTGTTCGGTGATTCCCCGCGCTACCGCGTGTGGATCAGCCGTATGGGTGAGAAAGTGGTTGATGCTGATCGGATCGTGTCGACGCAGCCTCTGATGGGTTCGCTGTTCAAGTCGCAGAACGCTAGCACTTGGACCCCGTTCCAGCTGGAAGACCTGAAATTCCGCCTGCACCGCGCCAAGTTCAACACGAACGTAAGTGCTGACTGGGTGTATGAGAACGAAGGTTCTGCCCATGTTCGGAAGGTGAATCTGGGAACGTTTGTTAGTACGGCTGGTAGCAAGTTTGTTACGGTGCAGCATCCGAACCACGGTCTGCAGACGAACGACAAGGTTACCATCAAAGCCGAAGACGGGATCGGCCAAACGGCCAACAGCCCAGCGCTGACGGAATCGTTCAACGGCATGACGTTCTCAAGCATTGTCGGCACGCATGTGGTGAAGTCGGTGGTTGATATCAACAGCTACCAGATTGAACTGCAGACGGCCGCAACTGCTTCTGGGAAGTTCGAAGACGTGGGTCGCTATGTGTACATCAGCGGTTCAGTGAACTACTATGCAACTCGCCTGAACGCGGTTGAGCTTGTGGTCCCCGACACCCAACTGAAATACACCGCTTCGCTGGTTTCAGGTAAAGACTTTGACGGTGGTCAGACCCCGAAAACAAGGATTGCAGACTTCCAGATGAAGAATGGGGATGTGGTTGAATTGCAAGACGTTTGCCTTGTACAGTCGGTTGAGAATGAGACCGCGAAATCAGTCACAATCACCGCCGCAGCCAAGACGAACAACGATTACCACAGCCCGACCCTCTCGCTGAACGATAACTCCCTGATCGTCGCTTCCCTGATGCTGAACAAGCCGCAGAACGACAACAACGGGGCAGCAATCGCCAGTAAGATCGTTACCCAGACCGTCCGTCTGAAAACTGCTTCCGACACGCTGCGGATTCTGACTTCAGAGAACAAGGCAACGCTGGATGACATTCAGGTTTACTACCGCACCACTGCGAACCGCGACATTGAGGAACGTAGCTGGACGAAGGTAGAAGCACTGAAGACGGTGACGAACCCAGACACGGAAGGCTTCATCGAGCATGAACGTCGCGTCGAGCACATCGCTGCTTTCGACGAGTTCCAGATCATGATTGCCTTCCAAGGGACCAACTCTTGCCGTAGGCCAGCACTGAAGGAACTGCGTGTGATTGCCGTGGCTGGTTGATAACGTTTCTCAAGTAGGTACCTTTTGAGGCCACCCGATAGCTTAGGCTTGACGGTGGCCTTTTTCTTTGGTATTATCCGATAGATACGAAATGCGTCCTTGTCGGACGCTCACTTTGGGAAGAAAGAGTATGGAATTGAAAGTCAAGGGACACGACGGTCTGGTGCGCAGTGAGCAGGGGGCCATCATCAATACGGATGAAGCCGAACTGATCAAATATCGCCAACGGAAGATTGCCCTACTGAAAGAACGGGAACGGGATAACGAAATCCAGTCAATCAAGAATGAATTGAAGGACGTGCAGGCGATCCTTTTGGAGTTGCGGGACGCGGTTTTGAAGGCCGCCCGCTAAATAAATTTGTCCATTTTAACGTTAAAGGATACAAACATGGCAATTAGTCTTAGCCCTTCGGTAACCGTTAAAGAGCAAGACCTGACGCTAGTAACACCAGCCGTTTCGACTTCCATCGGTGCGTTTGCTGGTGCCTTCCGTTGGGGTCCGATCAACGAGCCGAAGATTGTAGATACTGAAAAGTCTCTGGTTGAGCAGTTCGGTGCACCAGACCGCACTTCGCGGGTTGACTTCCTGACCGCTGCTTCGTTCCTTGCATACAGCAATAACCTGCGTGTCGTTCGCGTCGGTGGTACCACTGCCAAGAACGCTTCCACTGGTACCGCAGTGCTTGTTGAGAATGCGGCTGAATACGAAGAGAAGAAAGCCGCTCTGGATGTGGAGTTTGTTGCAAAGTACGCTGGTTCGCTGGGCAACAGCCTTCGCGTGTCGGTTGCGGATGCCGCCACCTTCGCTGACTGGCCGTATGCTTCGCTGTTCGGTTCGCGCATCGAGCAAGCCAAACAAGGTACGTTCACCCAAGACGCCGACAAGGTGACGTTCACCGCCCCAGAAACCACTTCTGGCATTCTGGTTGGCATGTCCGTTACTGGTGCAGGCATCGCCGACGGCACGAAAGTGAAATCGGTTGATTCCGTTTCCCAAATCACCCTGACGAAGAACGCTGCTGCTGCTGGCACGAATGCTGCTCTAACGTTTGTGCAGTATACTGGTGCCCCCAGCACGTCGCAGACGGTTGCCCAGCGCGGCGGCAAGAACGACGAGCTGCATGCCGTTGTGGTGGATGAACTGGGTGAATGGACTGGTACCGCTGGTGCCGTTCTGGAAACGTATCAAGGCATTTCCAAGTCGGCCGATGCCAAAGCTGTTGATGGTACGTCGAACTACATTGAGACCGTGTTCAATCGCCAGTCGCTGTATGTGTACGCTGGTAGCAAGAAACTCGGTACCGATTTCGGTTCGTCCGCTTCAACGAACTTTGCTGACCTGTCTGCCGCCTACAACAAAGCCCTGACGGGTGGCGTTGATGGTAACGATTCGATCACCGTTGGCGCACGGATGAAGGCATACACCGAGTATGAGCGCAAGGATTCGATTGATATCAATCTGATTATCGTTTCTGGTCTGGCAAGCGATGCCGATGCCCAGCAACTGACCCGCCACTGCATCCAAATCGCAGAGAAACGGAATGACTGTATCGCGCTGTTCGGCCCGTCACTGTCTGCCGCCACCGCCAAAGGTCGCGAACTGGCTTCTGTGCTGGCATTCCATGCTGGTGTGAATCCATCAACCTATGGCGTTACGTCTTCGGCTTGGAAACTGATGTATGACCGCTTCCATGACGAAAACGTGTACGTTCCGCTGTCTGGTGACCTTGCTGGTCTGTGCGCCAATACGGATGCTGTTGCTGACCCGTGGTTCTCGCCAGCTGGTCAAAACCGCGGTTTCATCAAGAACTCGGTTAAGCTGTCGTATAACGCTGGCAGTAAATCGGAAAAAGACAGTCTCTACGTTGCTGGTATCAACCCTGTGGTTTCCCAGATCGGCTCTGGTACGTACCTGATGGGTGACAAAACGTTCGTGTCGAAGGAGGTGATGACTTCCCGCATCAACGTTCGCCGCCTGATGCTGTATGTTGAGAAACGGATTGAGGCGATGATGCAATTCGTGCTGTTCGAGCAGAACGACGCATTCACCCGTCAACGGTCGGTTGCTACTGTGGAGCCGATGCTGTTGGAAATCCAAGGCCGTCAAGGTATTGCAGAATTCCGCGTGGTGTGCGACGAAACTAACAACACCAAAGCGATTGTTGATGCTAACCGCTTTGTGATGGACGTATTCCTGCGCCCCACCGCCTCGATTAACTTTATCGAGTTGCGCTTCAACGTGGTGAACGGCACTTTCAACTTCACCCAGAACTGATCGTAAGTCATTGATTTGAAAGACGAAAGCCCCCTTGGAGCAATCCTTGGGGGCTTTTTGTTGGGATGGTGGTTGACACACACCAGCTTCTGAGTTAGAATGCAATCATCTGAAACCGTTTCTCGGAGCTTTGTTGTGAGAAAGAAGTATACACTGGAAGAAAGCGAAATGCTGGGTGTTGGAGTTGACACCTTCAAGAGCAAAGAGCGCGGCATCAATACCGCCCAAACCAGCATGCATACTGCATGGATTGAGAAACACGTTTTGGGTGCGGGCTGGCCAGATATTAAAACGTATGTGGCGTGTAATGGGGAGTTCTCACAGGCAAGGCGGTGTGTCTGTGGGGCACTAGTTGCGGCCAGAACTGCCTTTGGTTATACGGACACGAACAACTATTGTTCCCGTCCATGTGCAGCCATATACTCTGTTGAGAAGGCCAAAAAGACCAGCTTTGAGCGTTACGGAACTGGTCACTACTCACAAACTGAAGAATACATCAAGCGGCGCACGAAGACCAATCTGGAAAGGTATGGCGTCGAGCACGTAAAGCAGGCGGATTGGGCAAAGGAAAAATCAAAGAAGACTAGTCTGGAAAGGTATGGTGTTGAACACTATATCCAAAGCGAAGAAGGAAAGCGACGTACGGCAGAAACAAATGAGTTGAAATACGGAACGTCAAATCCAGCCGCCAACAAGGAAGTAATGGCAAAAATTGCAAAGACGTATGAAGAAAGGTATGGTGGCCATCCGATGCACACGGAAAACGTCAAAGACCGCCAGCGCCAAACAATGCTTTCGAAGTATGGGGTGGAACATCCATCGATGATTGCCAACCCGCGTGCAAGCGCAATCATGAAAGACGAAGTGATGCTGCGCGAACTGTATGACAAGCTTGGGAGCACCGTTGCTGTCGGTGATTTTCTTGGTGTCAACAATACCGCCGTCGGGCGCAATATGATGAAACTTGGCATTCCAAGAAACAGTCGGTACACCGCGTTGGAAAAATTCTTTCACAACAACATTGACTGTGCCGTCGAGTATAATAACCGCACGATTCTTGAGGGGTTTGAAATTGACGTCTACCTCCCAGAATTTAAAATCGGAATTGAATGCCACGGCGAATATTGGCATGCAAGTAATTCAAAGTTCCCAAAAGCACCAAACTATCATTTCCAAAAGTTTCTTCTGGCCAAATCAAAGGGAATACGTCTTTTCCAGTTCTGGGGGCACGAAATCTTAGATACACCAGAGACCGTTCTAGAAATAATCGAGAAAGCCAAGAGCGGCTTCAAACCAGAAGCGGACCGCGGGTTTATCAAAATTGATAACATGAAACCATTCATCATCGATGGGAATCTGTATCACTTGGAAGAACCAAAAATGACATTCTGGAATGGACTTGAGCTGTGGGATGCTGGGACAAGCTACTTCCATTCTAAATAAACGTGGTTGCAACCATTTTCTAAGGATTTACCAATGAGCATTTCAGCTTTTAAAGCGCAGTTTGACGGTGGCGTTCGCGCCACTTCATACGAAGTGACAATTAACTTCCCAGCTGCCGTCGTGGCTGGTACAGCAGCACGGAAAGCGACTTACCTTGCTAAGGGCGCCCAGCTTCCCGACGACACAGTTAACCTCGTGGACATATATTTCATGGGTCGGCAAGTGAAAGTTGCGGGTGACCGTACGTTTACTGACCTGACCATCACGTTCTATCTGGACAAAGAGTTTGCGCTGCGCGATGCGTTTGAGCGCTGGATGGGCATTCTTAACGGCCATAACAGCAATCTGGGTATTGCCAACCCGAACCTGTATAAGGCCGATATTTTCGTGACGGTTAAGGACCGTGACGGCCGTAGTCTGAAGACGTATCGATATGTCGGATGCATCCCCAATAACATCGCCACAATCGATCTGGGATATGATCAAACTGACACCATCCTCGAGTTTCCAGTATCTTTTGGCTATGACTATTGGGAAACTGAAACAACGAAGTGATTGGCGTCTTTGATGCCTTTGGGCGCCTTCTGGCGCCCTTTTTCTTGTCATTAAATAATCATATTGAAGATATTAACGGATGATCTGCTATGGGCATGTTTGACACGTTTTTCAACCAATTCTCGAAGCAAGACACCAAAGAACTTGCCGCTGCCCAAGACGATGCACGGGAACCGTCGTTTGCACCGCCAACCACGGCGTTTGATGATGCTAGCGTCTTGAATACTGGTGTGGGTGCGTTTGTCACGCAGGGTTACAACTACTCTGGCGACAGCACAACCACCATGGATGAGAAGTCGCTCATTAACAAATACCGCGAACTGGACACGCAATACGACATTTCGTCCATGGTAGATGAGATCGTTTATCAAGCAGTGGTGTGCGACTTCATCAAGCCACCAGTAAAGCTTGAAGTGCCCGATGACTTGAAACTGCCAAAGTCGGTTACAAAACGGCTCGGGGAGGAAATGGATGTTATCCTACACAAGATGGATTTCATCCGTGAAGGTCAGCGTTTTTTCCGTCGCTTCTATGTGGACGGGAAGGTTTATTTCCATGCCATCGTAGACCCGAAACGTCCAGTCGACGGGATCAAGGCGGTACGATTCATTGATCCTCGCGCCATCAAACGGGTTATTGAAACGGAAACCGTCACTCAAAATGGTGTGAAAGTCAAGCAGATCAAGGACCAGTATTTCCAATACACCGCAGACGTCGCAGAAAACGGATTTATGGGTGCTTCTGTCGGTGGTCAGAATCTGGTGAAGGTGCACGTTGACGCGGTGGCATACGCTAACTGCGGCTACTTCAAAGAGAAATCCGACGGCACCACGCTGGCAGTTTCCCCGCTGGACAAAGCAATCAAGCCAGCAAACCAGCTTCGTGCACTGGAAGACGCTTCGGTCATTAACCGTCTGGTTCGTGCCCCAGAACGTCGTGTGTTCTATGTGGACGTTGGCAACCTACCGAAGACGAAGGCCGAACAGTTTCTCCATGACACCATGAATCGTTTCAGGAACAAACTGTCCTACGATTCGACCACTGGTGAGATTAAGGACCAGAAGAACAACCTTTCCATGCTGGAGGACTTCTGGCTGCCCCGCCGCGAGGGGTCTCGCGGTACGGAAGTGTCCACACTACCTGGGTCGCAAGGTCTGGGTGAGATGGATGACATTCTCTACTTCAAGAACAAGCTTCAGAAGTCTTTGGGTGTCCCGTCCAGCCGCACCAATTCAGATGCGACCTTTTCCGCTGGGCGCAGCGCCGAAATTACCCGCGAAGAAGTTAAGTTTGCCCAGATGATCGATGGTTTTCGTGTCCGCTTCACCGATGTTTTTACCCAGCTTCTGAAGGTTCAGGTGCTGACGAAGAACATCATGGATATCGAAGACTTTGAAGATATCAAGAACCGTCTGATCTTCGTCTGGGAAACTAACAGCTACTGGCGTGAGCTGATGGATAATGAAGTGTGGCAAACCCGTCTGGGTCTGCTGCAACAGGTTGATATGTTCGTCGGCAAGTATTTCAGTCAGCAATGGGTGAAGACGAACGTCCTGATGCTCACCAATGAAGAGCAGCGAGACATGCAAGCACAGATTGACAAAGAAGGCGAAAGTGATGTATCATCTACGGATGATGAAACACCAGAGAAAACGTTCATTGACAGAAACAATGACGGCATTCCAGATCGGCCTGTCGGAGCAGGTGGTACGAAAACGTCTGGAATGACTGGTTTCAACTTCTAATTGACAATCGTTCGCTTATGTGATAGGTGCCCGAGATTTGGGCACCATTCGCATATAAATAAAAGTATGCAATTTAATGGGATGTATTCATGGATTACCTAAACGAATCAGATATCCTCGCCGCGCTCCAAGAGCGTATGACTTCAAAACTGGAAGAGCTGCGTCATGAATACGCCCAAACGATTCTTGACGAAGCCGCCCGCCCGACCGATTTCGGTGTGTGGTATGAAGACGGTGAACAGATGGTTGCTGGTCCATTCAGAACCCAGAAGGAAGCGGAAAAGGCCCGTCGTGAACTGATCCAACTCGATCTTTTCAGTTCATCGGATATCGAAGTGCTGTCAATGAAAGATATCAACAGCAGCTACAATCGCCTACCGACGCCATGAACGATTTCCTACCATCAAAAGAAGCACTTTTCCAACGGTTGAATACCCTAGCAGAAGAGAAAGTCGGCTTCTTTGAACTGGTGTTCGAGGAAGTCGAAGCGAACGTTTCTGAAATCGCGTTTAAACGCGTCGTTCGCAAAGGCAAGATCGTTCGGAAGGTTGCTGTCAAGCGCAAAGGTTTCAAGGTTGTTCGTTCTGGCAATAAAGTCAAGTTCGTACGGATGACCCAACAAGAAAAACGTGCCCGCAGGAAGGCCGCAAGGAAAGCATGGAAAGTCGGGAAGGCCGCCAGAAAGGTGAAGGCCGATCGGACCATGCGACGTTCCAAGGTACGGATCAAATCACTTTACGGAAGGTAAAATGCTGATCATCGAAGCTGAACAGCTGACTGAATCCAGCAAGGACGGTCAGCATTGGTACATTGAAGGCGTGTTCGCCCAATCAGAGGCGGTGAACAAAAACCGTCGGATTTACAAGGAAGCGATCCTTGACCGCGAAGTTGCTGCCTTCAATGAAGCGTACGTGAAGACTGGTCGCGCGGTCGGTGAACTGTCACACCCGCAGCATAGCGAAATCAACCCCGATCGTGCTGCCATCCTGATTACCAAAATGGTCAAGGAAGGCCACGATTACATCGGGAAGGCCCGCGTTCTGGGCACGCCCTGCGGCCAGATCATTCAGGCCATGCTTGAAGGTGGTGTCACCATCGGCGTATCAACCCGTGGTTCTGGTACGGTCAAGACCCGTAAAGACGGCATTTCAGAGGTGTGCGAAGACTTCCGTCTGCATACAGTGGATGCAGTGATGAATCCGTCTGCACCGAAAGCCATTGTTTCCGCCGTCTATGAAAACGTCATGGACGTGATGACGAAGAACGACGCACTGTACGAAGAATTCAAACAGTATCTGATCCAGCGCAAGGCGGTCAGGGCTGAACAAAGATACAAAAGCTCGAAAGCGTACGAAGCAGCTATGGTGGAATCGTTCGCCAAGGCTTTGAACGTTCTTTCGGGCCACTAAGTATTTTCAACGAAACTTTAATGGGGTCGATTATGACTGAAGAAGCCCGTATGGCGGAACTGCTGGCGCTGCTCGAAGACGAGCAAGAAAAAAACGCCGAACAGGAAGAAGCCAAGGACAAAGACGAAAAAGAACCTGAAGCAGACGATAAAGAAGCTGAAGCGAAAGAAGTAGAAGCTGAAGACAAAGAAGAAGCCAAGGAAGACGAAGAGAAAGAAGTTGATGAAGCCGTCGCCGCTGGCTGGGAAGTGAAAGAAGGTGATAAGACTGTTGAAACCTTCCGCACCGCCCGTCAAGCCATTGACTATGTGAAAGACAATGGCGGCTTTGCTAAGCTTTACGTCTATGGCAAGCAAGTCGGACGCAAGATCGATTCTGACGCCGCTGCTAAAAAGCTGCTGGAAGGCGTTGAAGAATCTGAAATCGTGGCGCTGGTTCCTGAACTGTCGGAAGAAGCCCAAGAGAAAATCGCCATCCTGTTCAAAACTGCGGTTGACGCTCAAGTGAAGCATCGGGTTGCTGAAGAAGCTGCCCGTCTGGAAGACGCCTATGATGCCAAGCTGGCCGAAGCCAAAGAACAAATGATGGATCAGGCCGACAAGTATCTGACTTCCGTCGTGAACGAATGGACCGAGGCCAACGCGCCAGCCATTGAACACAAGCTGAAGCACGACATTATGGAAAGCTTCATGGCTGACCTGTCGGACCTGTTCAAAAAGCACAACATCAACGTTTCGGAAAGCGAATACAAACTGGCCGAATCGCTGCAAGCCGACAATGATGCGCTGGCCGCCAAGCTGTCTGAATCGCGCATCACCGCAGAGCGCGTTGCTGCTGAACTGTCTGAAGCCAAGAAAGAACTGACCCGTCTGCATCTGTCGGAAGGCATGAACGAACTTGACAAGGCCAAGTTCCTCGAACTGATGGAAACGCATGCTGCCGAAGGCGTTGAGAAATTCGAAAAGACCGCCAAAATCGTAAAGGAAAGCTTCTTCGGTAAAAAACGTGAAGAAGTCAAAGCGCTTGACGAATCAGTTCAAGAAGCACCGAAGGTCGACGATTCGGTTTCCCGTCTACTGGCTTCCATGAAAGCCATGTCGCGCGGCTACTGATTTAAAATCCCTAAGTAATTTCGAACGGTTGGCAAACACCACTTGCTTGTTTGCCAACCATCCAAATTTTTCTCTGATATCAAAGGAATTCCAAATGAAACTGGATACGCAAATCAATGAATCCCTGATTCAAAAATGGACCCCGCTGCTGGAAAGCGAGCAGTTTGCCCCGATCGCCACGAACTACAAGAAACACGTGGTGGCAACCCTGCTTGAAAACCAAACCCGCGCAGGTGCCCTCGACGAAAGCACGCCGACTAACCTGACTGGTGGCGTTGCTAAGTGGGAAGGTGTGCTTGCTGGTATGGCCCGCCGCGCTGTTCCTTCGCTGATCGCCTTTGACGTGATGGGTGTGCAGCCGATGACCCAGCCGTCGCAACTGCTTTTCGCTCTGCGCAGCCTGTACACGAACCAGAGCGGTGCCGAAGCCCTGTTCGGTGAAGCCAATACCGCCTTTGGTGGCACTGGCACCCACACGCTGGGTGGTGTGTATAGCCGCACCGTGAAGGCCACTGTGACGAACGGTTCCGCCACTGTGACGGTTCCTAGCGCTGCTGGTCTGGCTGTTGGTATGCTGGTGGTTGGTGCTGGTATGCCCCGTGGCCAGAAAGTGCAAAGCATCAGCGGTACGAACGTTACCCTGCTGCATAATGCTACCGCCGCTGGTACCGATGTTCCCCTGAACTTCGTTGCTCAAGCTGGTACTGGTATGCCTGTTGCCCAAGGTGAAGCCGATATCGCCGCTCAAATGGGCCTGAAAGTTGAGAAGATCAACGTTGAAGCCAAGACCCGTGCTCTGAAAGCTTCGTTCTCGCTGGAACTGATGCAAGACCTGCAAGCCGTGCATGGTCTGAACGCCGAACAGGAACTGATTAACATCCTGTCGAACGAATACATCAGCGAAGTGAACCGCGAAGTTCTGCGTACCATCTACGCTCAAGCCCGCTTCGGTGCCGCTGCTGACACCCAGCAAATCGGTGTGTTCGATCTGCAAGCCGACGCTGATGGCCGTTGGAGCGCTGAACGGTTCAAAGGTCTGCATTTCGCCATTGAGCGTGACGCCAACGGCATCGCCAAAGACACCCGTCGTGGTAAGGCCAACGTGCTGATCTGCTCCGCTGACGTTGCTTCCGCTCTGTCGATGGCCAACATCCTGTCCACCATCAACCTTGACGTTTCGGTGAACAGCGACTGGACGGTTAACACCTACGTTGGTAACATTGGTAACATCCGCGTTCACGTTGACCCGTATGCCGACCAGAACTTCTACTGCCTTGGCTACAAAGGTGCTTCTTCGTGGGACGCTGGCCTTCTGTACGCTCCGTACATTTCGATGCAGCTTATGAAGACCACGGACACCATGTCCTTCCAGCCAATCCTTGGAATCAAGGCCCGCTACGGTGTTGTTAACAACCCGTTCGTTAGTGGTCAGGTGCGCGAGAACGATTACTATCGTATCGCCGAAGTGAAGAACATCATCTGATGTAAGAACCTAGTGTAAGTCTCTGATTTCGCTAGGTTCATTCAAAGCCCCTTGGGTTCGCGCCCTTGGGGCTTTTGTTTTGGTGCACTTGACTTCATCACAACTTCGTGTACAATAAGACAATCTTCAACTGGTGCTTACACATATGACAAAGCGAATTAGAACCAAACCGTTCGAAAAACCAGAAACCGTTCAAAAGATTCAACGGTCCATTGATACGCTGATCGGGCGATACCTTGATGAGAATGGTTCTTGGGACGGTGAAATATCAGCAGCGGCAATCAAGACGCTTGCTAGCAACTCGATCGGTCGCCTCGAACCACGGAAGTTTAACGAACGTTTCTTCCGTGGCGTGGGTGCTGGTGCCCTTTGGGATTGGTTCGCTGGACATGTTGCTTCCTATGGTGATCATTCGGAAAGAGAAACGTTTCGGTGGCTGGAAGCGGGGGCGCCACTTTGTACCTGTGGTATGCCTGCGAGATTCAAGAATGGTGGTGTGGGGCGGTTCTGTTCTTCGGCGTGCTCATTGGATTCGCCAAAGAGAAAGGCGGCTTGGGAAGCCATAAAGGTCCGCAGCGCAGTAATCAACGAGCAGCGACGGAAGACGAATCTTGAACGTTATGGTGTTGAATGGGTTGTTCAAAGAGAAAGTCAAAAGAAGGTGGTTGGCTTGAAAACAACACTTCGTCTGATCGGCCAAGAAGCGTATGATAAACTCATGGATAAAGACTGGTTGTATAATGAATACGTCGTACAGAGAAAGGCATCCAAAATGATTGCCGAAGAAGTTGGGGTGAAGTGTTACGGAACCGTTCTCGATTACGTTCGCAAACATGGGTTTGAATACGAAATCGACAGACGGAAGGTCGAACTGTCAACGTCTGGCGTTGAAACGAAAGTCATTGAATTCATCAGTTCACTTGGTGTTGAATGTGTCCAGTCAGACAGAGAAATGATTCATCCGCTTGAACTGGATATTCTCATCCCATCGCATAAGCTGGCTTTCGAAATCAACGGGGTATACTGGCACGGGGCAAGTAATGCGGAAGAAGACCGCGTGTATCGTCTGAAGCACCGTAGGAAGACGGAGGCGACGGAAGCCGCTGGTATCCGTCTGGTCCACCTAACGGATGTTGAAATCATCACCAGATGGGATACGGTCTCATCTATGATTGAATCCATGCTGGGTGCTTCCCCAGAGAAAATCCCAGCAAGGAAATGTTCTGTCATTGAAGTACCTAAAGCAGCTGCAAAGGGGTTCTTGGAAGAGAATCACATTCAGGGTGGCGGAACGTGGTGTCATCTGTATCTCGGTCTGGTCTATGAAGATCGTTTGGTGGCGGTCATGGGGTTTGACAAAGCGCGGTTTGATCGTTCCGTCCCATGGGAACTGACCCGTTTCGCCAACCTTCGGCATACGACGGTCATCGGCGGCTTTAGTAAGCTTTTGTCACATTTTGAGAAAGACCACGAAGGTTCCATAGTGTCATATGCGGACTATTCCAGAAGCCAGGGGAACGTGTATCTGAAGAACGGTTTCGAACGCATCAGCATCAGCCAGCCGTCGTATCGATGGGTGTCGCCAGACTGCAGAGAACTTCTGAACCGTCACATGTTCATGCGTCGTAATCTGGCACGGGTTCTGACTGAATTCAGGGAAGAAGAAACGGAAGCGCAGAACTGTTTCAGGGAAGGTTATCGCCGTCTGTGGGATTGCGGACAAGTGAAGTTCATTAAGAAACGTTGAAAGAAGCCCCGCGTCTTCGGATTCGGGGCTTTATTTTGCCCAAAATTTGACACTGTAAAACAAGGGGTTTTAGAACAAAATCGATTTAGACCGCATCCGATGGTGTCCACCCCTTACTGACACCAAAAACTTGCAAAAGTGCTTCTAAAACCACTATAAAACAAGGGGTCAAAATTCGTGTTTTGAGAAAGACTTCCTCGATCGAACCCCAGAAACGACAAAGCCCCCAAGGACGAATCCAAGGGGGCTTTTATTATGGCTTCGAGCAAAGGCCGTGCAGCTGTTTGGCGTAATCTTGTGCCGCCTTAAGCTGTTCTACTACTCGGTCTGCGTCGTTTGCGAAGTTGAGAAGAAATTGAGTAGCCTCTCTAGAAAGTTCTCCGCCACTGGTGCTTCTGTTACTGCCGTTGGTGGTTGTGGAAGAACTACCTTGGGCGCTTCTGGTTCCTTCATTGGTAGCTGTGGCCTTTGGGTCGCGCAGGCGGAAACCATCAGCGACAAGGCGATCATACTTGCGACGGATAGCTTCCGCACGTTTGTTTGCTTCATGATACCGTTTCTCATTTGCGGTGTTGATGGCTGCAAGTTCCTGTTGACGTTTCAGGGCTGCTTCCGTAAGTTCCTTCAGTTTCTGGTTATAGGCGTCTTGTTGACGCTTGTATTCTTCCAGATATAGTCGTTCGGCCTTCAGTTCACGTTGGGCGGCTTGGCCTTCCTTGTATTGGTTCACAATGTATGCGGTGCCGCCAACGGACGCGACGAAGGCACCAATGGCCAGCCAAAGACGGTTTGCCCTGATCCAGTTGGAAGCGATCAGCCAACCGACGTTGATAATGGATTTCATTTCCGTTTGTCCAGTTCATCCTCAAGACGATCGCGTTCGGCACTAAGCGCTTTGATCCGCTTGGCCTGTTCTTCAATGGTCCGTTGGAACGTTTTGTTTTCACGCTGCAGCTTGGCAACCTTCGCTTCAAGTGCATTATTGACCGCCGTCATGTCGGCCGCAGCCCGCTCAAGCGGCGATTTTGTGGCGCACGCGGTCAGTAGAACGATAGTTGAAACAGCAATAATACGTTTTAGCATATTTGGTTCTCCGTGTAAGTTTCAATCGGACCCAATAAAGAACTGATCAATGAACGGTTCGTATTTGTGTCTGCGAAGTTTCATAATATTATAGGGATATTCCCTGTTGATTTGGAAAGCCGACTTCTTGAACCCGTTGAAGGGGTTCTTTGTCTTCAGGGACGTGTTCTCGGTATTGCCCCACCACTTCTGTGGGTCGCAACCTTCCGTCTTGGCACACAGCCTTTGGTCCTTCAGAATCCCACCGACACCACCATTATATGCGGCCAGTGCGAACGCGAACCGTTCTTCATCGTCTGGGACTGCGAACGTCATGAAGTTCTGTCGTAGCTTCACCGCCAGAGCAAACAACTGCTTCTCTGGATCGTAGTAGTCTTCGGGACGCCATCCCTTCAGTTTCTCATGAAGCGGTGCGGTCTCTTGGAAAGCGTTGAATCTGCTGGTGACGGTGAACTGACCCAGACCGATTCCGTGCTCGTGCTTCGTCTTAAGTTCGGCATGCGGGTTCCAGCACTTCACATGAGTTGGTGTTGGGCACGTTTCCTGCTCGATCAAACCAGCAACCGTAGCTGGTGCGCTGATATCTGGCCAAACGTCCTCCAACGCCACCACCAGAAGCGGCAGATACTTGAAGAAACGTTCTGGTGGTTCCCCGTCCTTCGGCCATCCAGCAAGGCAGTTTCCCGTTCCTAGAAACAGGAAAGCCGCCATAAGAATCTTTCTCATGACGGCTTCACCTTAAGACAGCAGAATGATGTTCATCACCACGAAGGTAGCAGTGACGATGCAAATACCGAGATAGACAACAGCAGCGCCGATTGGGTTATGAAGTGCTGCACGGGCCACTTCGCCCATATAGATCGACGGGAACAGAATCCGACGAATCAGGTGTGTGAAACCAGCAACAACCATGACGATACTAGTTGAAGTGATGGTTGCCGTCAGGAAGGCGTATCTGGAACTGAATTGGAAACGGTTATCCAGTTCGGTGATAATGATGAGAACGATTCCCAGCAAGACCAGACGGCGAACGTCTCCCCAAATGTATTTGAGGAAATCTCTTGTTGATTCTATCATGTTAGTAGGTGCTCTTCATTTGTGGGTAGTGTTTCCGCATCTGGTCGAAACGGTTCTTCAGATCGCCGCTGATCTTGTGCCCAGCATTCACTCCAGAAACCATCATTGGGGCGCTGATGTTGAAAGTGTGGTCCGTCTCATGGCCACATGAAGCACATTCCGTTCTCACATGGTCCGTACGATTGGCGATTTTCTGGAATACGTCTTTGGTCGAACCACAGACATCACATGCAAACGTGTAAAGGGGCATATTATCACCTGAAAATAGTAGAAACGTTTCGATCAAGGATACGTTGGATTGTCCCGTCTTGATTTCTTACTGACGGAACACCGATTCTAGTATTTACTGGTTGCTGCGGTTGAGAAACGTTATTGGTGGATTGCTGGACTGGGATTGCTGCGATGATGGATTGCTTCATTGCTTCGGCTTTCTCAACATTACCCCGTTCCAGTTCTTTGATAATGCCTTCCATATAACGGATGCGTGTTTCTGTCGGCGTCACCACGATTTCGGGCGCGATCAGTTCCCGTACATTGTCGCTCGAAAGAACGTTTTCGGCCGCTTTCTCCGTCTTCGGGACGATTTCTTCAATTGATAGGTCTTTCTGTGGTTGTGGGGCTGGCTTCTGAACGTCTTTGTCAGAATCTGGGGAGATCGCATTGATCAGACCACCGACCACTTCACCCGCCTTGTCGCCAAAGAAGTAGCCACCAATGCCACCGAGGATGCCACCGACAGTCGCACCGATCGGACCGAGTGGGGCGCCCAGCATGGCACCTAGCTTGGCACCACCCAAGGCACCTACGGTTTGACCGCCAACCTTCGAGTATTCAACCGTCTTTTCATCTTGGGAAATGTCGGTCCGTTGGCTTGTGGCATACACGTCCATGGCACTGGTGGCAAGTGTAAGTGGTAAAGCCGCCTTTCCTGCGACCTTCCCAAGCGCCTTAGCAATGCCACCTTTTGAAGCACCCACTACACCCTTTGCGACAGACGCTTCTGCCGCCACAACACCTTTGCCAGCAGCAGAAGCAGCTTTAGAAGCACCCATGGCTGCGGTAGTTGCCTTTGCGGCCCCCATGGCACCCTTGACCCCCTTGCCAAGAAGTGCCCCACCAGCAAGCTTTTCTATGGCCTTTCCGATCAGGGAGTTTTCATCCTGTTTCGTTTCTTTTGGTGGGTCGATGTTAACAGTAGGGGGGAGAATGATTGGTGAACGTTTCTCAAGTTCTGCTTCCCGTTCCTTCAGTTCGTCCCTGCGTGTTTTGGCCGCAATTTCGTCCAGACGGTCAATGATTACACCATTCAGCTCAACCAGTTCGGCCAGAACCACTTGTTCTTCTTCAGACGTTTCCAAGACCACATCGGGCAGTTCTTGGGAATCGTTCTCAAGAACAACATCGGAGGCCCCATCGAGTTTCTGGATGATCTTCTCTAGAAGTTCGTCCGTATGGTCGAAACCTTCCTCAATCGCTTCGACCAGATCATCAGCATCTAAGGAATCGTCTTCCCCATCGTCGATGTACGGCTCTGAAATGTCCCGAGAAACGTTCTTGGCTGGCTTCTCTGCTGGAACGGCGTTCTTTGCTTTCTTCCCATTCTCGAAGTAGTTCCAAGCACCATTGACAAGCGTGGCCGCTGGTTTCGGTAGAATCGCGTTGACGATGTTCCTGCGATCAAAGAAACTCTTGTAGATGCGGAATGGGTCGAGAATGGGGGCGGTGATTTCCTCAACCACTTCTTCTGTGACGCCCTTAACGTCTTCCAACACTTCCTTTAGTTTACCTTTAACGTTGTTTGGCATGACGTTTCCTTTCTTCTTCGATATGCCTTGCTAGCATGGCAATGTAAATCTCACGTTCAAACGGCAGTAGGTTTTCAATCTCGGCCAACGAATACCCATGGTGCTGCATTAGCTTGAAGTTAATGGTGTAGTATTCGCCTAACTGCCCGTGGTCGAGGATTACCTGAAAAAATTCAGGGCGCCTTTAAGGACGATTTCCGATTCGTTCCCGCAGGAAGCACACTTCGTCGGCACAACGAGTTTGGCCACTGGTTGCTTCTGAAAGAATTCATCAATGATGTTCTTTTGTTTTGGTGGAAGCGAATCATAGAAGTCCGACAGTTCGTCTTCCGTAAACTCGGTGCTGACTTCATCCCCAGAAACGATCATTCGTGTCTTCCGCGCCAGCATGTGCGAACCATCAAGTTCGCCGTCCATGGTATCAAGAACGTCTTGGACCGTTGGGTGTTCAAAGACGATGGCATAATCGTCGGAAAGCTTCACCGTCGTATCTGGGAATGGTTCCCAAGTGGTCTTTGTAATGTCGGCGCTGACACGGTTGCGTGTTTCACAACCAGCACAGTTGCACCGCCAGCCCATTTCAACCACATCACCGACCGACCGTGCGCGGATGTGGACGAAGGCGACTTCAAAATCAACGAACGGACGTTTCAACCAGTCCAGTTTACCAAAGGTACACACGTCAACCAGTTCAACCATGGCTTTCACGGCCCCAACGTCGCCGCCCCCGCCTTCCGAAACCAGAAGCACATTCTTCATTTCCTTAGTGGTGAACGGACGATACTTGATCTTCTCACCAGATGGGAGAGTTAGACTATACGACGGATGATCAAATTTTGGAATCATGATAATCTCACTGGTTATTGTTGACTAGAACGGTTGAACTATTGGTATTGACTTGCCGAAGGTTTCTACTTGACGTGTCTGGCTGGATTGATTGACCACGGAAACGGTTCAAGTCGCTTTCGACCATCGGCTTCTGGGTGCGGAATGAAAACGTCACCTGCTGCTTATTGAATGTCCCTTGGGCATCAAAGCCGTATGAAAGCTGGCCAACAGTAATCGGAAATACGTTCTGGTATTCCACACCATAGGCAACAGAACCATCTTCGCGCATCTGGACGATTTGCATGGTGCCTTCGTAGTCGGCCTTGTAGTGAATGTCGCCCGTAGTCGGATCATAGATGCAATTCACCCATTCGTCAAAGAATCGACGGATGTTCAACGCACCATCGAGACGGAACGTCACATTCAGTTCGTCGTGTGCCTTCTGGTAGGCGAACTTCTGTGGCATATTGTAGACCCGCAGTTCTTGGGTCAGAATCTGTGTACCAGACATTTCCGCGCTTTCAGCGAAGAACGACAGGTCTTTCATCAGTTCAGAAACCCCAGAACGATTTAGAAGCAGCGCTGGTGCTTTGGTGATTTCTACCTTGTAGAGCGTCGGTTTCGAGACACCGTATTTCCCAAGGATTGCCTTAAACGTATTAATCATCGCCGTACCGTAGTGACAGTAAATACTATTATTTAACACTTCAGAATGTCTATGAAGAACTTACATCAGGGACGTTATCAACTCAAGAACCCAGAAAAATATGAGGGTGATTCGTCCAATATCATCTTCCGTTCGTCTTGGGAGAAGCGTTTGATGGTCTTCTTCGACCAGCACCCAAGCATTCTGTCATGGGGCAGTGAAGAACTGGTTGTGCCGTACTTCTGGGAAGCAGATCAGAAATATCATAGGTACTTCCCCGACTTCATGGTTACCATGATGACCCCGAAAGGCAAGGTGCGTGTGATGATCGAAGTGAAGCCGTATTCCCAGACGCAGGAACCAAAGAAGACCAAGGGGAAACGGGAAAAGACCTTCATCAATGAGGTGTTGACGTATACGAAGAATCAGGCCAAATGGAAGGCGGCCGAAGAATACTGTCTTGATCGGGGGTGGCACTTCCGCATCATTACAGAGAAAGAGATTTTCAAGAACGAAAAGGCGTGGTGACTATGGATACCGAAAAGGCAAGAGAACAACTTAGGAAACAAGACGGTGGTCGGCAGTTCTCCACACCAAAGACCACGCGACCAGACGCGGTTAACACACAGACAGCGGGCCAGAAGAATTCTAAGACGTATTCACAGCGCCCGCAGGAAATCAAGAACGGTAATAATTCTGCGAAGCAACTGACGAACGGCAATGCGATCTGGTTCCCCGATGATTTGGGCAGCGAGAGTAACGCATACTGGGTCAAGTTTGACGTATTCCTTCTCGATACGGACGGTTCGCGGAAGAAGGTTCGGGGCGATTCCAAGACTGAAGTCGGTTTTGAAGAAGGCGTGAAGCCACGTTTCGTTTCTGGTCTGGGCACGTCTGCTGGACAGATTAGGAACGGTGCCCTGAACACGCCAACACTGAAGAAGCTGGCAGAACTCATTGCACTGCCCATGCCTGATTCTCTGGTGACGGATCATAGCACATCGTGGTCCAGAAGCGAAGGCGGGATGATCGCCGCAACACTCGCTTTGGGCGATGGCCTCGCAACCGACACCGAATCAGCCACCAATAACTTCATGAAGCTGGTGACGATCGGTGCTGGGCAGGGGATCAGCAACCTACTGTCGAAACTCGGTGCCGATGGTGCGCAGACGGCACTTAAGGTTCTGACGAAACGTGCAAGCAACCCACGGAATGAATTCCTGTTCGATGGTGTGAACAACCGTTCGTTCAACTTCCAATGGAAACTGATTCCGCGGTCGGAGAAAGAAGCGAAACAACTGCGGCTTCTATTGGAAAAGATGAAGTTGTACATGTATCCTGAACTGGATCAATCAACGGCTGGTAACTTCTATCTGTTCCCAGCAATGTTCGATATTACCTTCATGCGCGGTTCAGAAGAAAATCCGTATCTGTATCGCACGTCCACATGCGCCCTGACCAATATGATTGTGAACTATGCTGGTGGTGGTCAGTGGGTCGGTATGGCTGGTTCTGGTGCCCCAATGGGTTACGATGTAACACTTCAGTTCACCGAAGCAGAGTTCCTGCACCGCCAACGCTTCAAATCCGAATCTAACCCTGATGGGGTGGCACGATGAACCTATTCCAGAAACTAAACATCATTGATTACCATTTCGGAACTGAATGGCAGCAGGTGAGAAACATTTTCATTAAGCTGCGTCTTCTGGATTCTCTCAAGGACAATCCGCAGTTCCTGACCACCTATACGCTTCATGCCGAAGAACGGGCTGACGTGGTGGCACACAAGCTGTATGGTGATTCGGAACTGTTCTGGACGCTGTACCTTGTGAATGACATTATTGACCCCACCGACTGGATTATGCCAGCCGCTGTGCTCGATTCATACGTCAAGGAAAAATATGATAATCCGTATGGTTCCATCGTGGCAGAAGACAATACCACCGCGGAAGACTGGTTCTTGAAGCGTAAGCCGTTCGGCACGGTGGATTCACATCCACAAGATCGGCGGACACAGAAGTACACCACAACACCATATGCGGTTGAGGAAGCGGCCAATGATGCGAAACGGATCATCCGTGCAATCAGGCCAGAGTTTATACAAGCGTTTCTCAAGGACGCCGAAGACAAGTTGAGGGGCTATCGTGGCAACAGAAAGTAAACTCCCTTTCAGCGAGACATTCCGTGCGGTTCGTCTGACCACCAAAGCGGGCGACGAATACGATTTCACTGGTTTGGTTCAAGAACTGTCCATTTATGAAGACATTTTCTCGAACGTATTGACTGGTGAAGCCGTTGTTGCTGACGGGCAGGGTGCGGCTGATAAGCTGTCCCTATCTGGTGGAGAACGTTTGACTGTTGAACTGGTGGTTGCTGGTGAAATCACCATTCACGATTTCTTCTGCTATGCAATTACCGACCGTCGGAAGGCAAATATGTCTTCCGAAGTATACAAGCTGAAGTTCGTTTCGTTCGAACAAATCCTGAACGAAAACACCCGCTGCTATTCGGCAATCCAAGGCACCAATGGTGAATCGGTGCAGAAGATTTTCAAATCTTACATCGGTTCCGAGAAAGCATTCAAGGTAGAACCCACCGTCGGCAACTTCAAGTTTGTCATGCCGTCGTGGCCGCCATTTGAAGCGATCAACTGGTATGCTGGTCGGTCAACTTCTGCAAATACGTCTGGCAGCTATTTCCTGTTTTGGGAAACGCTGAATGGGTTCAACTTCCGTGCCGTTGAGACTGCCATTCAGGATTCTGTGAAGGCCGAATACCATTACTCACCAGTCACCAATCAAACGGTCGGGAAAGACGTTTCCAACATCAGGGAATATGAAGTCATCAGCCAAGGCGATGTGCTTTCCGCGTCACGCGAGAGTAATACGACGCTTTGGACAGACGATTTGATCAGGAAGAAAATCCAGAAGACGCGATTCGAATCGGACGATTCAAAACACACGTTACAAGATAACAAACTGGTGACGTTTGACAAGAACGCCTTTGGTGTCGGCCTGAAGGAACGCCGTGATGTGTTTGGAAGCGAAAGCATCTATCGCCCAGAAACGCGGAATGTCCACACCCAGACGCGCCAATACACCTTTGGTTCGATCCAACCGAAACTGTCTGGAATGCGTCAGATGCAAGGTCTGAAGGTGCGGTTCCTAGCCCATGGTCAACGGACGTATTCAGCGGGTGATGTGATTAAACTCGATTTCCAGCAGTCAAGGGCAATCACCCAAGAGGACAAGCAGGAAGCGCGCGATAATGTGTTGAGCGGTAAATATCTGGTAACGGCCATCCACTACCTCTTTAAGCCGCAGGATTTTCATATGTCGGTGGAGGCCGTAAAAGACAGCACAAGGGATTGATAATATGTTTGAGAATCGTTTCTATACTGGTGTGGTGGAATCGCGGGCCGACCCGCTGAAGATTGGTCGGTGCAAGGTGCGTGTGGTCGGTATCCATACTGAAAATACCGCCTTGCTACCCACGAAGGATTTGCCATGGGCCATCCCGCTGCAGCCGATCACCAGCGCTTCAGTGTCTGGTATCGGCCATAGTCCTACTGGACCAGTAGAAGGAACACTTGTGATGGTGTTCTTCCGCGATGAGGGTAGCTGGCAAGAACCCGTCATGATGGGCACCATCGCTGGTATCCCTGAAAGCAAGGAACAGTCACTGAAAGACCCGTATCAGGGCACGGTGTCTGGTGCTTACGCTGGTGTGAAGGATGCGGTTGAATACGAAGACGAAGCGAACCAAAGCACTGATGGGAACGATTCTCAAGAAACTACGTCTTCTGTCGCAGAGAATCCATTCGGTACGACGGATGACAACATCCTGCGGCAGGTCGAAGGAAGCACTAAAGAAACGGCAATCGAGAACGTTTCTCAAAAACCAGTCGGAACCATCACAACTCGTTCTCTTGGGCCGTCAGATGCCATCACAGAATCGGACGGGGTGAAGGGCGCGTCATACGGCTCTTTTGGTCTGGAATCGTATTCCAAGGACGGAGTACCCGTATCAAACAGGGTTGCTTCTGCCCCAGTCAAGGGCTTCGTTGACCAATACTACCCAGACGATTTCAGGGGCCTTACCCCGTCTTCTGAAGCATTCGATTCCAAGTGGAAGGAAGTCGCCGCCAAGTCGCCTCTGGAGTTCCAAGACAATCAGCGGGCATTCGCTTCCCAGACCAAATACACACCAGCACTGAACTTCCTTCGGGCAGAAGGTATCGACCTGACCGACCGTTCTTCCGCAGTCCAAGAAGTGGTCTTCAGTGCTTCGGTTCGTGGCGAAACGGAACAGATTCACAAGGCACTTGACGGCAAGAATCTTGCTGAAATGACCGACGCGGATATCATTCAAGCAGTCCAGCAAGCACGGGCCGAATCTATCAAGAACCTTGATGCCACGGAAGAAGAACGTCTGCTGGAACAGAAACGGTTGGATGATGAGACTTCTTCTCTTCTGAACCTTGCCGAGGGCGAATCGGTTCTGACAAGTGAAGAACTGGAAGCAGCCAAGAAGAAAGGCGGCACAATCAGCAGTGCTGGGGTTGCGGTCCCAAGGACGATTCCAGAGAACACGAAGAGCGGTTTCTCTGATCCGTTTGGTCTGTATCCAAGGAAGAACTGGCTGAATGAAGCCGACGTTTCGCGCCTTGCGCGCGGCGAACGGAAAGAACAAACGATTCTGGCGGCCAAGGAACGGACCCTGATTCGTGGTGTTGGCACCGCCAATGGCGGTAGCTGGTCCGAACCAAAGTCGTCCTATAACGCCCAATATCCACTGAATCACGTCTGGCAGACGGAATCGGGGCACGTTCAAGAGTTTGACGATACCCCAGAGGCCGAACGGATTCACATTTACCATCGGAAAGGTAGTTTCGTAGAGTTTCACCCAGACGGTTCTGTTGTGTTCAAGTCTGTCAAGAACCACTATTCGGTAACCGTCAGGGACCAGAACGTCTATGTTGGCGGTAGCTGCAACGTAACTGTGATGGGTGATGCCAACATCCATTCTAAAGGCGCGCTGACGCTTCAGTCCGACGGTGACATGACCATCAAGACGGGTTCAAACCTGTACATTGGTGCTGAAGGCAAGGCAGAAATCGTGTCCAACGGCGATCTTCATCTGGGGTCCAACGGGAACCTTCACGAAGGTGCGCGGAACGTCATGATGAACTGCTCATGGTATCCGCAAAACGTTACCGTTGCTGATGTGGCGGTCGGGAAGATCGAAGTTGCCACCTACGACGATGACGAAAACGTGCCAACGGTTGCCCCGCTGGAAGAAGAAGACGCGATCAACGAAGCATACAACGATGGATCGATTGCCCCGCATGTAGAGCGCCCGAAGCGCGGTGCCAATGGTCAAATGGTGTCTTCGACCACCAAACCGAACAATGAGATTGCTAAGCTGGAACCTTCCAAGGCGACAGACCAGAAGGAAGTGCGGTGCCATGGTGATGATACAATGGGAAGCGATTTCCTTTCGACAAACTATCGTGTTGCCGACCTGACAACAAGTCCAGTTCTGACAAAGGTATCCTTGCAAGCCCAAGCGGGCCTGACGAAGTGTGAAGTGTTCGAGAATCTTTCTCAACTGGCCAAGAACGTGATGGAGCCGCTGCGCGCCAGATACGGGAACAACTTTATCATCACTTCTGCATTCAGGAAACCGTCTGGGAATGGCCGCAGCCAGCACATCAAAGGCCAAGCAGTTGATATCCAGTTCCCACGGCTACCAGCAGATCAATACGTGCATCGGATTGAAGAAATCTCGAAAATCCTACCAACGTTTGATCAAATGATTCTGGAATACCACGGACGCAATCCAGTCATTCACATTAGCTTCAACGCAAACCACAACCGTAGAGAGAAAAAGTCCACACCGAACCTTAGACAGTATTTCACTGGTTTCAGGGATCGTGCGATGGGCATCGTCTACAACTAAACGGAGAATAACCACCATGACAGCAGCAGTAACCAGACTAGGTGATATGTCAACTGGTCATGGTGGTTTCCCACCACGGCCGAACCTAGAAGCCAGCCCAAACGTATTCGCCAACATGATGCCAGTTCATAGGCAGGGTGATAAGTGGGCGGTGCACTGTACAAAGCACTGCCATACTGGAGTATTGGCTTCTGGTTCTTCCACCGTCTACGTAAATGGCAAGCAGGTGGGGCGTGTTGGCGACCCAATTTCTTGTGGCGATCAGGTAGCAAGTGGGAGTAATAATGTCTTCGCTTAATGGTGTTTTCGAACCAATCAAACTCGATGTTGACTTAGTTGCCGACCGCAGAACCAGTAGTGTTCCTGATGCGGTCGGCTTTGTCGTGCCCGAAGAAGACATAACATCTGGTGGTGTGTATGAGTTCACCCTGACTGGCTGGAAACCAGACGGGAACTATACAATCACAGTTGACCACGGGGAGATTCAACTCCAACTACCAAAGATCATCTATACCGCCCCGACGGATTATGTCGGGCTGGTGGTGATGAAGGTGGTGCAGAAGGACGCTGTCACTGGCCGCGTGGTGTTCCCAGACGGCACGTCATATGACGAAGACGGGAACGTTTTTCATTCGGAATACCCATCAACGGTGGAAGTTGTTGCTGCGCCAGATATTACACCACCAGTCCCGACGAACGAAGACGGTGGTCCCGTCGGTTCTATCTCGCTGGAAAGCTTTTCGGTAACCTCCCTGTTCGGCGATATCGGTTCGGTTGAGGTGTCTTCTGACCGTGAAAGGACGAAGAACGGAAACGTAGCCGACTACTATCTGAATTCAGAACAGAACAAACAACCAGACCAGCAGCCATACCTGTACAAGGTCGACCATGAACGGTTCTTGGGTATCCCAAGGAACAGTAACGTTACTGGTTCTGGTGGCAACATCTTCGTTGGCTATGGCACTGAGGGGGGCGTCGGTGGCAGTCTGAAGGTCATCCGTGGTTCGAACAATGAAGAACGTGTTGACATGGTGGAGTTTGAGATCGTTTCGCGTCTCATCGATGCCATCATGCCAGAAAATATCGTCTCGCTGTGCTTGACCACCGCCACATTCACCCCAATTATCAGGGGGGAGATGAAGGGACACACATTCGAATGGGAACAAGTGGACGGCGACACTTCATCCATTACTTGGCTGACGCCGAAGAACCAAATTTCGATGACGGTGGCCATCGGCACAATCAAGGTCGACAGGAAGTTCCGTTTCTGGATTGACAAAGGCACGAAGTTCCAGAAGTGGTACGACGTGAACATCTGGTCAACCCCGCGTGAAGAAGTTCATGGACCACAAGCACCAGCGTTCTTTGGAGAAACGAATAATCACCTCCAAACCCAACAAACCATGCGTACGATGCCGCTGCTTCTGTGGGATCAAATGCTTGTTGATAAGGAACTAGTCAAGGCGGCGAATCAGACCGAAACGTTCACTGCGGAATCGTTCTATGAGATGAGTTCCTATCGCGAAGTGGTTGTTACTGACATGCCGCGGCACGGGAAGTATGCCAAGTTCATTCCAACCACCGATTTCAACATCAATGGCGAAGAAGTGCGGCGGGGAACGTTTGTGGTTGATTTCAGATTCGATTTCGACACGGCCGACATTAAACGCATCAACGTCATCCTTGAAACCCCAGACGGGAATACGAAGCTTGATACGTTCTTCTGGCGTGATCGTCGTTTTGCAGCCCGCGACCCACACATCATCTTCCATGCGTTCGATAAGACGCGGGTTTCTCTGGCGGTCCCGATTCACTGCGTGTCCAAGAAAGAAAATCAGTTCCTGATTGAAGTCGAGTTCTTCTCACGAGATATAAAAGACCCAGTTCGTGGTATGGTGGATAGGGAGATGTATAAAATCCCGTTCCAAGCGCACTTTGAACAAAATGACCCATGGGTTAATCTAGCGGATAATGTTCGTTTCGGCCTTGGCGGTTCGGAAAACGTTAGCTTCACACCAGAAATGGTTGAACAGCTAGTAACGAATCTGCAGTTTCAGGATGAATACAGGAACGTCCCGTCGGTCGGTCTGGTCGGTGCCGATCTTCAAACAGAAGAACTAAGTATTTTGACGCTGGGTTATCAAGAAGAATGGAATAACCGCTTTAGTTCAATCTACAAGCCGATGTGGAAAACGGAATACGTTGATTTGTATTCCATCAGCATCGGTGGATAAGGGGCTTTGAAATGAAATACAAAGGCGAAGCACGGTTTATTTTTACTGATGAAGCAGGTAACGTGCTTCGCGAAGAAGTGCGGTCTAACTTCCTGTTTGAAGACGGTTATATTCGTCTGGCCACAACAGAAACACCTTATAGCATTGTCATCTACGAACCAGACAATGACACATACCCGCTAATGGGGCGGTCCAACTCACGGCTCTATTCACAGAGCATACGCTATCTTGAAGGAACTCTGCCGCAGGGGCGCGAATCAATGGTTTTCTATCAGAAAACTGATAAAAGCCCCGCCTATGTTGAACTGTATCGTCTGTTTCAACCTGGTGCGTCCGACAGAACGATTCGTGCTATTGGCCTCTCCAGAACGAACCCAGACTTTTCAGCAATCAACCTTGAGCCCCCTTGCATTCAGCGGAACACCGAATACCTGAACATCTATTATCGTATCATTCTTATTGACGATGGTAGTAATGAAATTTCTGAATACGTTCGTGATTTGTATTTGAAAGATATCACCACGTCGCAGAAAACGTTTATTCAAGGCAGACCAGAACTTCAATTTTACCCTTGGCAAATCAAACAAGATTTGTCTGATTCTGGGTGGATAAACAAACTTTCTCCGACACGTCGGTTTTATTCGCCTTCCAACACCATCAATGTCGTTGAAAAAACTGGTGTTGAAAAGTATCAGACAAATATTAAACTTGAATATTTTCCAGACGCCGCACCAAACCAATATAAGCAATTCGAGGGGGACTACCTTAACACCATCGTTCACGGTACGACATACAACGGCATCAACCAAAGGCGCTTTGTTAAACCACTGGGAAGCAATAACACTGGCATAGGAAACGTGTTTGGTTCGGCACCACAGCATGATACGTTCCTGTTTGACCCAACAAAACTACCAGTCGGTACGGGGCGAATGTATGCTGCTGGTTTGTGGGCACCTGTTCGTGCTTCGCGCCCATCGAAGTTCGTTGCAACAATCACAAAGACTGGCCAAACTCTGACTGAAAGTGAATATATTCTGTCGGAATATTTCGATTCGCCAACAGCGGTGATTTCATTGCTACCGACTTTCCAGTATTCCACTGGTAGGTATGTCCAAGCACTAAGCTCAAACCAGCAATACAAGAAAGACAGAACACACTTCTTTGGTTATACCGAGGGCGCACCAAAGCAGCAGGGACATGCCATCACATATGTCGAAGACGAAAAATTCATTCTTGCAAACGAAACGGGGATTTCAATTGTTGATTGGGGCAATGGTCTGGTGACACCGTTTGATATTGATTCAACCCCAGCACTGCCAGTAACTGCGCTGAAAGACGTTTGTGTTGACAAAGACATGAATATCTGGATTGCTTGTGCCCATACTGGCCTTTGGAAGCTTCATATTGACTGGAATACGGACACCAAAACGCTTTCACACATTTCTTCACCCCCAGGATGCCAGCCGAAGGTTTATGCCTTGGCGGCGGACAATTTCGGGACGGTATATGCAATCTGGCACGGCCTTGGGTTACACTGGACGAAAGACGGCGGTTTGACTTGGGTCAACGCCATTATCAACTATCCGATGTTCAGCGAAGCCGACGAAGGCGGGACGAACAGCCGTTGGCGCTTTGTCCAACGTCTTCTGGTAAACCCACATCGCGATGCTGCTAATGGTAATGCGCAACTACTAATGCTAGCAGTTGAAGATTACAACAGCAGTGCTGGTTGCTGGTATGATCAGATTTCGGCGAACACGACTGGCATTACGAACAGTTCTTTGAAGCAGACATTCGAATTCGTTCGCAATAAACCAAATAGCGCGAGTATGCACGCGTGCTCGAAGTATACTGATAAGTGGTATTTCGCATCTTCATATTATACATCTTCTGAAACCACGCCAGACAATCTAAGCGTTAATGGAACTTGGAGTATCGCAATTTCGCCATTTGGTGGTAACGAGACGCCGTCATACAAACCGACTGGTGTATATGGCGTTAGGACGTATTACAGAGAATCGTTTGACCCAGATATTGGCGACAATCACGAAATCATTGAAGTCTGCGGTGCCATTGCTGGTAGTACGTCAGCGTCCGCCTCGCCGCTCGCACCAGTGTCGCGGGATTATAATTCTTTTGCATTGTTCAGTATCAAAAAAGGTTATACAATTGCAACAACCAATAGTGGGTCTCAGCAGGATTCTATAACCAGCCTTCTTTGTAAGATCGGTAGAAATGCCGAGTTTATTGCACTGAACTATAGCTCATCTGGTGGAACAACTTATTACTCTTCGCCATCCATTCTCAAAATAGTCGAACCGACCAGAAACTTCAAACTGTCGATTGCTGATTTCTATGGGTGGGACGGTAATAAATGGGTTAAGAACCTTCTGTCAAGCAAACGTTGCCACGACAATTATCAACCGCTACTTCATGGAGTTCAGAATCGGTTTGTTAATGGCACAGCGGCAACCACTTCTTTCTCTGCTGGAGACAGGTACGTTTTCACGTGCTTCGATGGTTATTTCAAAGATAACTCAAGTAAGGTTTATTTGAATGACACAATTTACCTTCGGCCGACAGAACTAGTTGAGCAAACGACACCAACCGTTGTTACCAAGGTTGATGCTTCGCGTGATGTTGGAGTTCTTAATAACTCAAGCATCGAACAGGATTGGGACGTGACGCAACTGCCCGATTTGTCATTGAAGGGTGGCGAAGTCGTTACCGATGGTGATGAAACGTTTGCTGCGGTTCGGACCTTGTTCACGCTGTATGAAGGAAGCGAAAACAATAACCACGCAAAGAGTGGGAATAAATTGACCAGCGCACCAAACCTTCAACTGTCGAATGTTTCAATGGTCTGGCCCGATGGTACGTCGAAGCGAGTTTTTGTTCCGTCAACCGACCTTTATTATGATACGGATAGTTCTGGTGAAATTTGGATTACCAATAATGAATACACACTTGAAGGTTGGGTTTATCTAAACAGCTATCAAGAAAACGTTTTGATGGGCTTTGGTTCCGAACAGAATACATTTTCGTTTGGTGTTAATCGAAACGGCCAGCTGTATCTCTCCGAAAGCAGAAGCAACAACACCTGGGGAAGCGTTGGTCAAGCCGTACCACTACGTCAATGGGTTCATATTGCTGCGACGATCTCCAGACAGAATCTTTCGCTGTATCTGAACGGGGTTGCGCAGGCGGCGGCAACTACGGATGGAATCTACGCCAACATTGGGAACTATTCTATTGGGGCCTCGGTTCAAAAAACGTCTCGGTGGTCGAATAATGATAATTTCACAAAGAGCACGTTTGCTTCACCAGTGCCAAACTACCCAAATCTCCCTGTTTCCGTACTGAATGGTTTTGGGGATAAGCCGACCATCGACAGCATAACAAACTACAGTGGTAGGACGTTGAGCGTATACACCAAATCAACATCACCGTCATACCCAAGCATTGATATTGGTGGTGCTACGTTCCAACTTACTGGCGCTGGTTCGACCGATCGGCCGCAATACTCTTCAATCGAGGCTGTTGGTGATGGGTGGTATCGGATTGCGTCATGGGAACAAGGTGTGCCGCTGCAAATCAAGACGCAATATTACGTTGCACTTTGCGGCCCAATGCTTAATGCTGGTGATGGGGCACAACCGTTCACGCTTGATCCGACAGTGAACCTGATTGCGGATGCGGTTACAATTCACAAAGAACGTAAAATGATTGATGGTTATATTGCTGACGCTCGAATGACCGCATTTATTCGGTATAAGGGGAACTTCACCGTTCCACAAAGCCCATTCAAGGCGTACGGGAATGTTTACGAAGGCGCAAACATCAAATTTGGTTCAACACATAAACAGGGCGGTATCGTTTCGAGGAAGAAACTGATTGGTGACTGGTGGGTTCTCTTCCAAGACCTTCCAGAAACGTTTTCGAAAGAAAACATTGGTGGGAACACTATAGCAAGACCGCATGTAATGTTTGGCATCACCACTTCACCAGTAATCCATCATAGCCAGTATCTTGATTACAGGGTATTCAGTTTGAACACGGATAATTCGAAGAAAATGATGTTTCAAACGTTCGATTCCTCCGTGTTCGTTGGCCAAAGCAGCAACGTCAATACCAATCCCAACAACTACTACATTGACAAAATTCCGAAACACGTTCTTTTCCAGAAGAAGGGCAACACGATTTCGGTTTCTTATGACTTTGGTTCTGGTTTTGAGAAATACGCTTCATATCAAGACAATGCCAACGTCCATTATGTGGGTATGTGGTTGGAGCGGCCGTTTGATCTGTCTGGCACCAAACCGACGCTTGGACCAGCAGTCAACATTTTCCAGAACGGTTCGGCATGCGTTGCTCAAGTTGGCGATGCCCTGAAACAGAATGGTGTGTTCGGAAGACACTTCAAGCTGACGGATTCATACTGGTCTTCGGATTTCGAGATTCTTCTAGATGGCGTGCCAGCGAAGAAGAAACGTACCGAAACCCAAGACCCAGGCGATCCGTTGGAAGGTGAAGTGTATCTCCACCCGAACGGCTCTCTGCGGTTCAACGAAGCTGATATTGGTAAGAAAATCACTGGCAAGTTTATGGTTGTGAAACACTAACCAGAAACAACAAAGGCCCCTTGGGATTACTCCCTCGGGGCCTTCTTTTTTGCCTTTTTGTTAATGCATCGTCAAACATTCCCGCTTCGTCTTCGAATCTAAACCATTATGATGGAATAAGCGATTTAACGCGTTTTGAACTGTGCGGAATGCGATTCCAGACGGAAACAAAGAATGTGTGAGAAGAAACATTAGTATGTATTCAGGTTTGAAGGAACTGGGCAAGCGCCCGAACTTCTATCGGTCTGAAGGCCCATTCTGGAACATCCGACCAGCAGTCAACACCCACATCATGTTGAAGACGTTTGTCGCCCATCCGATGGGTTCTGCCCATGGTTCCGTGGCAATGCCCATGGACAAACAAACCATCAACGGTGGTCGGTTGCCACGGATGATGCCGCATATGAATCGCCACGCCGTCAACATCGAGAACTGTTCTATTTGAGACCGTTTCCCATCTTGGATGCTTCTTGATACGATGATCATGGTTCCCCACAACCAGATGCAACCGACCGTTCAGAAGCCCCAGATACGATTCTGGTTCTGGCCCCATGGCCACATCGCCCAAATGATAGACGTTATCATCTGGGCCGACGGTTTCATTCCACCGTCGGATTAGTTCGGCATCCATCTCAACCCAATCCGACCACGGTCTACCCGAATACTGGCAGATGTTCCTATGGCCGAAATGGGTGTCGGCGATGATAAACGTTCTCATACGGGGATCAGGTCCATATTCACCGCCATCTGACCAATCTGCAGAACCCACGATTCAACGGGACCGCCAACCGTGGCGCTAGTTTCAAACCACTGGGGTGACGCCATGATGTGGTCTGCAAACCGATGTTTGTCTGCTTCCAGATCACCAGAAGGGTCGAACTTCCGTGGCTGGTCCATGAAAGCCATGGCGTCCAGAATGTCGATTTCCTTGCCATCCGTATTGGTGACCATGTGGTCCATAAGGAACGGATTGCACAGGTCCAAATCTTGATCCACCTTGAAGACACAAAGTGTCAGCTTCGGGGTAAGCCAATCCGATTTGTAGTCGGTCTTGTGCCAACGGATGATCCGACCATCGTCGTATTCCGCCATGGGGCGGTAAAGTGCTTCAGCAAACACACGTGTACCATTTGGAACCCAGTTCATCACTTTGTGTTTCAGAACCAGCTCCATCATGTCATCATAGTGCTTGGCGCGCTCAATGTAGCTACCACCAGTCCGACGGCAGTATTCGGAGAACCCGCCAAACTCATATACTGGACCAGACTTGCTGTTCTCGAAGAACAGTTTACCGTCGTGGTCCCGCCCAAAGCGGACGGAATCGCCGTCCACTTTCTCAAGGATGCGATAACATCCATAGGTCTTCCAAGCTTCCATCAGCTTATCAAACTGCCCTTGGGTCATCTTGGACAGGCGGATCATGGGGCGTCGTTTGCTCGATTGCATCGCGTTCATCCTTTTGATAGAGACGGTAGTTCACCATCCCCTGTTTGCATGTAATATCCGAAATTGCTGACTTGTTCCCAATGATGCGAAGGAACGATTCACCAGACCTAGTGAAACAGAAGTCTATCACACCAGAAAGCCACTTGTCAACTGCTAGGTTGGCCTGAATGTATGACTTATCGCACAGAATGTCCATGAACTGTGTCTTTGTATCTGGACACGCTTCCATGTTGGCCGCTAGCGCCCTACAGAAGAACGACGTGATGCTGTTTGGAAGTGCCGCCTTGATCTGGTCAGAAGCGAACGGGTGGCTTCTGATGGCCTCTGTTACGTCGATCAGACGTGGGTGATGGTGGCCGTTCTTAACTGCAGTAAAGATCGAGACTGGGTCTCCGATATCCACATTAAGAACCGTTCTCATCCCATAGTTGTATAGAACGTCCTTCGATCCCGTCTTGTTCAGAAGCGTTTCCGCCGTCACCCCAGCATCTCTACTGGCTGCGACAAGTTCACCAAGAACACCAGTTGCACCGCGCTTGATTGCCAATGGAAGGATGTTGCTGAATACACTCGCGGCGGCGCCATGGCCAAACTTGCTGCTGACTGGCCAGACGGTTTCGCCATCATCAATCCAACTATCCACACCACAGAATGACGGGTCGCACGGGATTAGGAACCGCGATGCCTTCCCCCAAGGGGCCGAACCAGTCTCGCCGACAAGTGCCCGATAGCCAATCAGTAGTTCCCCCAGATAGACGCCCAAACGTTTTCGTTCTTGTTCTAACGCGTTATCCGACCACCGCACGGCTGGTAGTCCGCGGATTGTTTCTAGTAGATGCGAATCTATCTTGATACGTTCGGCATTCCGCTTGATAGTTTGAAGAAGCGTTTCGCCATCATTAAACACGTAGCACTTTACCCCGTTATACTCGGTGGTCTGTGCTTCTGCGATGAAGTCTGATGCGGTGATTCTTTCCAGAACCATTCCCAACAGTCCGTTTCCTTTCGGTTTACCAGTGTTCGCATCACTGATAAACCCCACCGCAAGGCAGTCTCGGTGGTCCTTATACTCGATTCGATAACGTCCTTCGAATGTCGCTGCTGGTAGAACTGTTATTGGATGACCGTTGGGAATCGTTCCTAACACCAGAGGCCCAAGGGGCTTTCCGAAGACACAAACCGCCTGTCCCCTCTGCCCCTTGGCGTACGTTTCAACTCTAGTTTTTCCAGCAAAGTATTTGTCAAATTTTTGTTTCCCAAAACTCGCCATCGTAATAATCCTGCGTTAAGCGATCGTAAAAGTATGATCGGCCGATACGCAGTTCAAACGATAGTACGAAAACTGCTGCTTCTTTCAAAGCCCGATCCTCCTTCGGATCATTAGAAACCTTCTGTGCACCTTTGCCGAAGCAAATGTCACAGAACAACTCAAACACGTTCTGACGCATATCTGATGGAAAGTGCTCTTTGACCATTTTGGTTAGGCCAGTGAACGACCACACATCACCGCGCTTGATCTGGTGGTATGAACCGTCCCAAAACAGCTTTGTGAAGATAGTAGTTACGTCGCGTTCATACACAGCGTCTTTGGCACTAAGACGTTTCCATCCACCATCTGCTGGCACAAACCGTTCCCGAAGACCATTATCAACACTGAATGAATACTTTCCAGCGTATTCTTCCTTGATTCCGTTCCGTGTCACCACTGGCCAATACTTGGAATCAGCACCACAGATTGCACGGATCAGATACTTGTGGAAGACACCCTTGATGGCGTGCGAACACCAGTCATTCCAGTTGGCACTATGCGAAAATTTGTCCCATTCCATGGGCAGACCAGTTTCATCCATGGATGCGCTGTTCAGGTCGATTTGCATGGTGGCGCCACCAAAAGCGTCCGATATAATCAGCATAGAAACGCCCATGGACGTTTTGGCGGCGCCAAGGAATGCGCCTTGTGGAATCGTCATGGCACCCGCGGGGAGATCAGCAAGCCGTCTCGGATCGTCATATACCATGAAATCCAAATCCCCAAACGTGGGCTTCTTCAGAAGAAGCTGTTCGTCTGGAATCGATTCCTCAAACAGCCATGCCGTGCTCCCCGTGGTGTAATGGGAAACGTCATGGGGGAAAAGATTCAGGCCAGATTGTTCTTGTATGTGCTTCAGTGCGGTTCTGATGAACTCCACCGTCACCCACCGTCCGTACTTCTTAACATCGATTTTGTCGGCGCAGTGGCCGTTAACCTTGATATTTCCACCCATGATGCATACTCCAAAAGAAAGAGTTATTCAGCAGTGAACGCGGCCAGTTGGGCGTGCGTCATCATGCCGTTGTGGCGTTTCAGAACCGTGCCGAACTCATCCACCAGAAGCGTCACTGGAACCGCGCGGATGCCGTATTTTGCCACAAGCTCTGGGTGTTCGTCAACATCCACATCTTCCCTCGCTTGGATCAGCGGATCGGTCGATTTTTCCATCAGTTTACCAAGCGCCACGCACGGGCCGCATCCAGTCATCCAGAACTTTAGAACCTTCTTCATGTTGTCTCTCCAAAAGTAAACGGGGCCGACTGACCACCAGCCAACCCCGTCATTCTACCATTTATCTGCCGTTTGTCAAGTCGCCATCACTGACAGGCGACACATTCAGTTTCCTTGGCGGCACCGATACCAGCTTGGGTATAGATGTAGTACAGCCCAAGGATGTTCGGGTCTTCAAATGCCTGCTGGTGCACTTCAGAAATCCATTCTGGCCGCTCTTCTGCGGCAAAGAACAGGTTCAGTGATTGCCACTGGTCGATGTAGCGACCACGAGCTGAAGCCAGTGCTACGACGGTCTTCTGATTGATCTCAAAGGCAGTCTTGAACACGGCCTTTTCATCATCAGAAAGCCAGTCAACGTGCTGCACACTTCCGAAATGTTCTGTAATACTCTTGATCGTCTTCTTGTTGTAAACGCCGCGTTCCTTCATGATCTTCAGAAGACTTGGCACAATCCGATCGATGCTGCCTCCTGCCGACTTCTGCGTAAAGACCATGGCTGGATCGGGGTTGATGCCTTCCGACACACCACCGAACATGATCGCACTACTCTTCGTTGGGGCAATGGCGATGCGGGAAGCGTTCCGAACACCAAACCCACGGCACCATTCGGGTTCACCTAGTTCCTTTGCCATATCTTGGCTAGCACGAAGTGATTCTTCCCAGATGTGCTTAGCGATCTGTTGGGACACCATACGGGCTTCAAGTGATTCAAACGGGATCATATGGTCTTGAAGGTACGTGTGCAGACCAGCTTGACCAAGACCCAGTGCACGGGCTTTCTGTGTGAAACGAACCGTTTTCTCTAGCCCATCAATGTCTTTGGCCCGCTGGATGAACTCTTCAGCCACACAATCAAGGAAAATCGTTGCCCAATAAACCGCATCCGTATCTTTCCATTCGTCGAAACGATGAACCAGCATGGATGATAGAACACAAGTGAACTGGTGTTCATTGTCGGCTGGAAGTGCTATTTCGACGCAAAGGTTAGATGCGTGGTTCTTCATCCCAGCACGTTTATATTGTTCTGGGAGTTTACGATTAACCTTATCAACGAACCAGAAATAGCCGCGGCCGACCACCATTTTCATTTTAAGGCAACGCTGGTAGCGACGGATTGCATCCGAATCACCAGACCGCAGACGATCGAGGAAAGCGTCAGTAATAATCCAGCCAACGTTCATTCCGTCTGGGTCATTGTAAATGTGGTCATACACTTCGTCGAAATCTTTATGATCGATTTCAAGATAGCCAGCCCAAGCCCCGCGACGGGTTGACCCTTGGGCCACATCAATCATGTCTTGTGCATGACCTTTGAAAACTGGCCAGATACCAGAAGCGGTGCCTTTCTTGTCCTTCCCATACGGCGTGCCACGCGGGCGGATGCCACCAAGATATGCGCTTGTACCAAACCCATGTTTGGTGAGAATGGCCGTCTCATAACGGTTCTTGTAGAAGCCATTAATTGAATCATCTACGACACCACCAGAGCATGAAACTGGCAGGGCGCGATCCGTTCCCATGTTTGACATGATCGGTGTGGACAGCGACAGCCAGTTGTTCCACATCAGATCAAAGAACTTACCTTCGGCCTCTGCTTCGAACTTCGTGCCCTTCAGGTGCTTGGCCGCTGCCTTTGCAATGCGTTCGAATTGACCACGGACGGAACGGCCGTTTGTGTCGTATTCGTACTTCTGGGTGAACATGGAATATCCACCAGTGGTAAACCATTCTGGAACCAGACCTTCTTTCTGAAGCCGCTTCCGTTCTTTGCTTAGTTTGTCGTAGATACTCTCGCTCATATCACACCATCGCCTTTACATGTTTTTGAATACTTTCGCCAATCACTTCACCAAGACGAACGGGAACAGAATTCCCAATCATCCGACCCACGGACGCAAACGACAGCGGGTTGTTTTCATCAAAGAAAACATAATCTTCTGGGTATGTCTGGAAGATTGCTGCTTCGCGCAGAGAAATTGCCCGATCCTGTTCGGGGTGCCCAAACCGACCATTACCAAAACCGTAGCACTGTGTAGTCATCGTCGGTGCTGGTTTGTCCCACTCCATCCGACCATATACTGAAGCGTATGTTGCACCAGAAGCCTTTCTGTGTGCGCCAATCCGTATCTCTTCTGGCCAGTCACGCCATGTGCCACCAGCAACAGAAGCCTTGATTCGTTTCAGGTTCACATCAGACAATTTGGCCGCACGATGTAGAGGGTCCAACGGATCGACTTCACCAGATTCAATGCGTGGTAGATGTCCAATGGCTTCGCGCACAGTAACTGGGGTCCCGTGTGTCTTTGGCAGCAACACGATTGGGCCGAACAGTGAACACAGCACAATCTGGCGTTTACGCTTCTGCGGAATACCATAATCGACACAAGAAACGTTGTTCTCACTTACATGATACCCAAGATTTTTCAGGTAGGAAACGAAATCGTGATAGACCTTGTGGCGAACCACATCAGTAACGTTTTCCATCACGATGATTTCTGGCATCACGCCTTCAATGATCCGCTGGAACGAATACAGCAGCCACCATTTCTCTGAAAGCGATGTATCTACACCGTTGTTATACTTTGAAAACGGCTGGCAAGGGGCACACCCAGCAAGAACCCGAACTGCACCATTGGAATATAGTGCGGCAACATCAGCTGCTTCCGTTTTTGCAATATCCCAGTTCAGGAACTTTGCGCCGTTATTCTTTTCGTATGGGTATTGGCATTCCTTCTCAAAATCGACGCCAGCAAGAACATCGATGCCAGATCGACGAAGACCGCACGTCAGACCACCAGAACCACAAAACAAATCAACCGCTTCTATCATATCAACTCCCAAACATCCGTAGTGGGATAATATCTATACCCCACTACGGCCAGTGTGTTAACTCAAACGTCCCATTCCTTGTTCAGCTCATCCGCGGATTTCCAGACGAAAGCTGTTTCGTCCCAGTCGCGGTGATATTCTGACAGTGCCCCAGCGAAAATGTCACCGAAGGCATAATTGTTAATCATCTTGTAGAACCAGTCTGCGATTGGGTTCTTCCCGATCTTGTAGATTTCCTTGAAGCCCAGCAGCTTCATGACTTCATTGATGCGAGATTTGATGAACTCGATGAACGTTTCTGCCGTGATTCCTTCAATTGGGCCTTTCTCGAACACCATACGGACGATTTCCGTTTCGTGTTCAAGCACCTTGGCAGCCATTTCACGGATGATCCGTTCATGAGAATCTTTCTCGTCTTGTGTTGCGTCTTGCGTCTTCAGACGATAGCAGTAAGCAGAAGCAAGGCAGTGCATGTTCTCATCACGAACCGAGAACGCGATGCCACGATTCAGGTTCAGAAGCTTGTTCTTACCTTCGGCTTGGAAGTGCATCAGGAAGGCAAAGCTACTGTACAGAACCACACCTTCTACGAAAGCGAAGCCAGCCAATGCAACTGCTGGGTCTGGGTCTTCGATGATCGCATCAACGTGTCTGATTCGGTCAGTCAGAGTCGGATTGTCCAGATACGACAGGTAGAACGCTTCATCATCCAAGTGGAGTAACGTATTGATTTTATCGTAAAAAACTTCATGTACGGCGAGTTCAAAGAATGAAAACGCACTTGCCATCCGATGAAATTCGGCCAAAGGAAACATTTCCTTGAACCGACCGCCCCACCATTCATCACCAGCGAAAGCCTCATATACGGTGAAAAGCTTTAGAACCGTAATGACGCCATGTCGTTCCGATTCACTGAAGTTCACAAGAACATCCTGAATGTCCTTCTCAACCTTGATTTCAGTCGGAAGCCAGAATAGTTTCATCTGGTCATCGCAAAACTTCTGGATGACTGGAAACTTCTTCGTTGGGATCAGATGTTCTTTCAGAGTACCGTCTTCCAAAAGTGCTGTCTTCAATTCTGCCATTTGCCGTTCTCCATGATATCAACCAAATATGTTCACTGGCCCCAGCAACCAGATACCACAAGTCTAACACAACCCATTACGTCCCGCAAGTGGTCGGCCGACCACTTATCAAACATAAGATTCGTTTGTCAGCCCCGAGGAACACAGTATATCACATCTTGGGTAAATAAGCAAGAACGATTCTCAAGGAACGAAAGATGCCGCAACCGAGATACCACTACGACGTTTTGAACATCAATAGCTTCATCGTTGATATCATCAAGGCCCCGACGATCCGCTACCATGTCCAAGAAGCGACCCTCCCAGACATTAGCCTAGGTGCGGTGACGCAAGCAAACCCGTTCTTGGATATCAGCAATGCGGGCGACAAGCTGACCTATGGTGACTTCAGCATGACCTTCATGGTGGACGAAATGCTGTTCAACTATGGGGCACTTCACACTTGGATCAAGGGTCTTGGGTTCCCGACATGCTGGACGGACTATCAGAAGCTGATCAACGGTGACCATGGGAATCAAGAACTGCTGACGCTTTCCCGCGGAACGCGCAATGAAGTGTCCGACATTGTGGTAACGATTCTCACCAACCACAAGAACCCCAAAGCGTCCTTCATCTTGCACGACGCCTTCCCAACGTCCCTTTCTGGTCTGCAGATGAACGTAACCGATCAGGATACGACACCAGTCACCTGCACAGCCACCTTCAAATTCACTGGCATGACGTTCAAACCGTCAGCTGCATAAAACAAAGGCCCCTTGGATCATTCCTTGGGGCCTTTGTCGTTTATTCAGTGGCTTCTTTGTCTTCTTCGACTTTCGCGGTCTGTTCAGCGGCAAACTCTTTGAAGCTTTTCGGTTTCCGTCGTGCTGGTTCAGCACCAAGTGGCGGTTCGGTCTGCGCCACCCCACCAGTCACATTCACGGGCGTTTCTTCGTTCATTTCGTTTCTCCATAAGTTGGGTTGTATGCGAAAGCAAACTCTTCATGACATACAACCCGTTCCGTCCAAAGTCCGACCACCGCACAAGTCTTGGCGATGAACGTATCTCGCACGTCTGGACAAGAAACGTTCTCGATTAGCATTCGTTCCAAGAACGATAATCCGAAGCAGTTAGCGGAACTGATGAAATCGTTCAGGGCCTGATTCGGCTTCAGACACCGACGCCAATCGTTCAACATCCGTATCAAAGTGAGTACATGCCCAACGTCTGCCTCAAATTCAGATTCAAGGAAGAATGGGACGTGATACGAACGTCTGGCCTCTGCCTTGATCTGGTTGCGGGTCATAGTTCGTCGTAATCGTCCAGTTCTACACCGAACAGGAAATCTTCGTCATCTTCTAGTTCGTCTTCCCACGAATACTGAAGTTCGAAGGCGATATCATAGGCGCCGTCGCGGAAGTAGGTGATGGCGAGATTATACTCACTAACAGCACCGTCCTTGTAAACTGGCAGAAGAATACGTTCGCCTTCGTCTTCAAAGGCAGGCGCGTCCAGATTCTCAACGGTGCTTTCAAGTTCGTCTTCGTTCAGGTCATAGCCTTCTTCACGAAGCACTTCAACAGCACGTTCAATCTGTGGAATCAGGTCAGACAGTTCTTCAAGACCGCCTTTATCACATTCGGTCAGTTTATCGTTAATAATGTCAATGCGGTCTTCGGTCATTTTGCTGCTTTGCGGCCACGCTTCTTAGGCGCTGGTGCTTCCTCTTGTTCGGTTTCGGAAAGATTGGCTTCTTCGGTGACGGTCTCTTCAATCACTTCTTCAGGGATTGCACCATCGGAAAGCGTGGCCAGAGGCTGCAGCGTTTCCATGATGACTTCTTGCGAAATGGTCTCATCGATAATACATCCACCACGAATCGAAACCAACAGTTCACCTGTACTGGCATCACGCCAACCACGATCGGAAGGGACTGCGTCAGGCGCCCATGGCGGCGGAAACTTTCGAATATCTGGAAGGGGCATAACAATCACCTCTATAAAAGTCCTTGATGATTGTATATAACCTGAAATTTTGTTCTGGTGTAAAGGCGTTGGGGCAGTTTTCCAAGAACGCTTCGTATTCGCCGTGTTTGGCAAACTCTCTTTGGCGCGTTCCAGAAGCCACAACAGCACCGTCACCTTCCCTTGAACCGACCGAAACCACTTCAACTGTATTGAAGCGAGTTCTGTTCCGTTCGGCGGTGGGTTGATACTTTTCCACCCGATCCCCGCCACAAAGCCACCAAACCCGTTCGACGGCTTCCCCAGCCAGCCACCTAAAGGCATCTATGGGGCTTCTTACCGCTGGTAGGTCTGGAAACAACACGTCTTGGTAGGCAACAGTAAGAATCTGATGGCGGACCACGAACGGCACTGGATTCTCTTTGGTGTCTTCCTTTCGAGACAAGAACACCACTGGTTGAGAAGCATTCTCTTTGGCAAGTGTCACCAGCCGCTGGATGAGAAGCTCATGGCCAATGGTCGGTGGTTGCATCCTTGCGAAGGCAAAACAGACGTTTGAGTTCATCATTGACTTCCTGTAACAAGATTGGCCAATGATACACCACATCGAGAACGTCTGTCAAGCACCAGCTTTGCCCGAATCTTAGGCAATTTTGAACCACAAAATTTGACACTGGTTTTCAAGGGGTTTTAGAACAAAAGTGATTTTGACCACCCCTCCCTCGTGGGGGACATTGACCACGTGCAAAAAGTCACAAAAGTGCTTCCAAAGTACCTATAAAACAAGGGGTCAAATTTTGAGTTTTGGGAGAGGCTACCTCTGCTTTCCTTCGGTTTGACCTTGATTCATCTGAAGTGGTCTTCTTGTGTGTCTTTGATGGGCGACATCAAGGAACTCTTCTTTGAACTTTTATGGTAAGATCATCGGCACACAGAATCCCATTCTGGGTGACGATGCTGGGTGAACGACAGTGAACCCAGTCCATGGCATCCATAAGGAAATCTTCCTAAACGGTTTCTCAATGGGAATTCTTCTCAATCCATTCTCATCGGCAATCCTTTCTCAAAGGGAAACTTCCTTGAATCCAAAATTCCCGACCAATGGCCCTACGGGGGAACACCCCTTCGGGCCAGTCCAAAATTTTCCCTCCTCCCCTTCCTCCT